TATTCTGATCGTTATTGCTCCAATCTGGCTCAAAGTTTGACGTCCAACGTAGTCTGGCCTCGGCTAGTTTACGTTCAAGGGCTTGTTCGGCTTCTGTTTTAGTGTAATAAACATTACCATTGTCAATATTCAATCTGTCAATGATAGCTATGACAGCGATTCCAGCTAGCGAAACTAAAATCCCGCCGATCAAATATCCTATGATATTTGCCACTTTTTGCATTTTACTATCCATTGATTACTCCTCTTCAAATTAGTATTTTTATGCACCCTGTTGCTGTAATTCCCGGCGCAGCAGCTGGCTTTCCGTTAACTGCTCGTTCTCAGCCTTGCGATGTTCATCAGCGATAGCCGAGACTTCGTCAACAATGTCGATGTCCGCCAGTGTCATCTGATCATAAAACCAATTGCCCAGTTCGAATCTATCGCAGAACTCCGCTAACGGCTCGTCCTTCAAGTGTAAATCCAGCGCGATAGTATCAAGCTCATCGGATGGATATTCAAACAGTAATTCTATTAGTATCCTAATGATTAATTTTTGGCTCATTATTTCTCCTTTGTTATTACTTCGATCGCACCCTCATCGGGTAGCCACAAATTGCAACCAAAGCTGTAATTATACTGCCTTGGGGGTGGCTCAAATGTGCGAGGAGCTCCTGCGGTTGACGCCCCACCCTATATATACGAATCTGGCCACCCAAAAAGGGTGCGATGTAGGTTGTTAATGTTCTAAAATGGTATTTCGCTCAAATCAATCGGCGTGTCGAGGTCAACGTCCTCTACTGACTTAGCCGCTTGATTAGTCGTTGGGTTTGTTGATTTGGCGTCCTCATCGGCATATCGCTCCGTGGCTGGCGCAGCGTTATTGCCGCTACCCTTAGCGTCGCTCAAAAGCTGGAACTGATCGATGATGACTTCAGTAGCTTTACGCTTGATATCATCTTTCTCCCAGATTCTCGTTTGCAATCTGCCAGTTATGCCAATCTGCTTGCCTTTCGGCGCGTATTCTGCTAGCAATTCGGCTGCTTTATTCCAGGCAACGCAATCGATGAAGCTGGCGTCGGCATCTTTGCCGTAGCCATCAACCGCTAAGGCGAATGAGGCTACGGACTTGCCGCTGTTCGTCGTTTTAATTTCAATGTCTCGGACGACGCGGCCGATTAGAGTTACTGTGTTGATTGCTGCCATATTTAGAAACTCTTTTCCTCGCGAATCTCCACGCCTGGGATTTCACGTAATCCATTAGCGATGGCTTCGCGGATTAGCTTGTCGCTTGGCTCGCACAAGTAGCGCGGCACTAATTCAGGGTTGGTGACCGTGAACACCGTCTTGGTTTTAATGCCAGATTTGACGGCTGGCTTCTGCGATTTAGCGGCTTTGGCTGCTTCAGCTTCGGCAATCTCCTGTTCGCGTTTACGCTGTGCTGCCAATTTGGCCGCTTCGGCTTCGTCACGTTCAGCGGTCGTCAATTCGTCTTTACGTGTCAACAACTCGTTGATGGCTTTGGTGAATGCCAGCTTGATTTCAGCGTGGTTCTGATCAGCTTCAGGTAACTCAGCGAATGCCTGCTTCAATTCAGCGCCTCGCTCGTCGCAAGCTTTCTGGCTGCGTAGTGATTTAGCGTTGGTAGCGAACTTGGCGCAGATAGCGTCAACGCGTGCCGCTTCCTCTTTTGCTAGTCGCTCCTGCTCCTCTTGATAAGCTAGAATCTTTTGGCCGATGTTCTCCAACGCCTCTTCAGCCGGCGCGAGTACATCTTTTTCGGCGTCGATGAATTGTGACTTGACGCTGTCAAAGTTGCGAGTGATCGCCAGTCGTGCGTTTTTAACTTCAGTACGGTGTGAGGTGATCAGCTTGCGGATTGCGACTGCTTCTTTAGCGGTAGCGTCGTCGGTTACCTCTTTGGCTTTTGCTTGCTCCAAAAGCTCTTGCGATTTGATTTTGAACGGCGATATCGTAGCGACCTGCGAATCGACGTATTCTTGTAGTTGTGACATATTCCTCCTTTACTTCCTGTCTGCTTCAGATTTACCAAGGCGAGCGCCGGTCATTTCGACGCGTGAGCTTGGAATGGTTGGTTTGGCAGCTGCTTCGATTTGCTCTCGGCTTGCCAATGTCGGTGCTGGTGCAATCCATGCATACTCAGCGTCACCTCTTACTCCATCGACGATTTTCGTGAAATCTGGCTCAATGTAGCGGCCTAGCCGGCCAGTGCGGTCTTTGGCGACGTACTTGTCGCTGGCTGGGTCAACGATAATCAGGCGCTTGGTGTCGCCAGTCTCGGTGTCATTGATCGTCGTCATGTAGCCGACGATATCCACCAGGTTGACCAGCTCCTCAGACAGTCTCGTGGCTACCATCGGGCGTTTAATAACTCGGCCGTCGTCGTCCTTCTCCTGAACGTGCGCCACAATAACGATGTGCTTGCCGCTGTCGCGCATGGTTTTCAGGAAGTTCCGCATGGTCGATTTCAGCCAGCCCCAACCAGCCATAGTCGGGTTGCCGTCACGTTGGACCAATTTGCTGTCGGCTCTATTTCGCATGTAGGCGATCAGCTTCTCCATCAGCTCACCGATGGGATCGATGATCACCGTATCGTAGTTGTCAGTGAGTGCGATTTGCATAAACTCCTGCATATCGTCCCACTTTTCGATCAGCGCCACGTCGGCCGCGATGCCGCGAAGTCCAAAATATTTGCTACCGTTTTCGCAGTCAGCGATAATCGGTCTTGGTGCGGTGGCTGCAAACGTCGTTTTACCAACACCACCCTCGCCGTACACAACCATCAGAATTGATGGTTTTTCGGTAGGATCTAAACTATTAAAGACTTTCATATTCTCCTTTCTTTTATAAGCTCCAGTCGCCTAGCTCCCTCACTTCCTCGATGAGGAAATTCGGCTCGCTGTCGCCAAACTTTATGATTTCGTCAATACACGTACGCAGCTTGCGTTCGCCGGCTTCAACAAAGTCGATGCCGGCAATCATGAATTGCACGCGGTATGGTGCGACGGACTCAACCACACAGTAGGCAAACTTGACTAGCGCCGGGTCTAGCTCTAAGCTTGATGCCGTCACCAGCGTGTAAACTGCTGACTGCAAATCGTAGTGCATTGACTGTGCGGTTTTGAAAAACTTGTCGAACTTTGCGGTAGTTTTCAGGTCGGTTATCATGGCCGATTCATTAGTGCGAATCAGTACGTCCGCTTTGCCTTTCATGTCTACGCCATCGGCGGTTCGAGCATACATCTCATGCTCGAATGTCGCACCCTTAGCAAAAATGTATTGCTTCGCTAGCGGGTGATTCTCGATATTTTTCAAAATCTGGTCAGCAGCTTTGAACATATCCAGGGTGATGATGTGTTTGCCAGCAGCTTTCTGCTCATCACGCCACGCCTTGGATTCTTTCGAGTAGAAGTTTTCAAATGGACTGATGGCGAATTGGTCTTCACCGCCGAGCACCAGCATATGCACTAGCTGTCCTAAGTCGATAGCCTTGCTATCTAGGTCTGGCAAGTCTCCACGTTTAGCTGCGACCGCATAATCGATGCCGTGATCGAGAATCAGCTTCATCGATGAGTATGACCACTCTGGTCGGCTATAGTAAGCGTCTGCCACTTACGCCTCCCCCGCCAAAGCACGATCGAGAAATGTCGGATCGATTAGGTTTTCCAATTTCTCCAAAATCTCACTTTCACTCATTTCACTTTCTCCTTAAAATTAGTAGCATTTCACCTTACCGTTCAGGCATACACTCCACGCCTTCCAGCCGCTCGAATCCCACTTGTTGCGTGCCGCATAAATCTTATACGCGAGCGCCACATTGTGCTCTGGCTGGTATCGCCTGTCTGTCGTGTCGTGGATTGAGTTGACCTGGAATAACCCAGCGTCATTCGTTCCATTTGTATTGCGCCCCAGGGCGTTTGTTCGGCATCCACTCTCAGCTCTCATCACCGCCATAGCGATGTCCACATTCCAGTCGTATTTAGCGACCAGCGGTCGAAACCCCTCGCAGACACCTGCGCCAGCTGCCTCCACAGCAGCTTTTGGTGGCGCAGATGCATGAGTTTCGACCGCTGCGACCTTAGGCTTCAGTAGCGTCGGTCGCACGCTCGCTACTTTACGGATTTTAACTGTTGAATCTGCTCAGAGATTCTTGTTTCTAGCTGACCGTTCTTTGACTCCTGGTACTTCACTCCCAGTCCGAACCCAACCACGCTAGCGATTAGTGCCACGATGGTGATGGTTTTAATGCTTTCAATAACGTTTTTCCAATTGATTTTTTTCATAGTCTTTTCTTCCTTTTTATG